TACACCTTAACATCCCCAAACTAGACGAGGTAATAGCCGAAGCTAACAAGAAAGGCATCAAACCCTTTCACATTGCGAAAGGAATCGGATTAGCACCTTCAACTGTTTGCCGTTATTTCTGCGGTAGCACCGTATCACTTGAGACAATGGAAAAGATAATCGAATACATCAACAGGCAATGACAAAGAAAGATAAAAAAGAAATAATGTCAATACTAGAATATTACGAAAGCCTCATAGGTATTGACAAAAGCAAAATAGCAAACCTAAAAAAACAGGTTAACTTAATCAGAACAATAGACCCCAACGAAACTGTTGATGAACAGATTTGGAACGACATCATATATTGGGCTAACGTTTTAGATTACAAGCTAGATAAAGAAACAAACTTGAACAGAGACCAAACTTTAGTTGCAAAGCGCGATGTTATTGTTTACTTGGTTCAAGATAGATTTTACTTTTACGGTCTTGTTGATTATATTTTAGCCGAGGCGCTAAATAAGGACAGGACTAGCATCCTTGCAGCTACAAAACGCGCTAAAGAAAGGATGGAAAGCAAAGATTATTTGTTTATGGACGCTTACGAATTAACCCAAAGAATTGCAGCATGAAACGATACCAAGTTAGACGCTGGGATAAGGCTAACACATTACGCTTTCGGAAATACGCTTTCCCCTTGTGGTTTACGATTAACCTGATTACATTGGGCATGATTTACTCGATGACGATATGAACAGAAGCAACATTGAACTTTACAACATGGACTGCATGGAGGCTATGAAAGATATGCCTGACAATGCTTACGACTTGGCAATAGTTGACCCTCCTTATGGTATTGGTATTAGTTCAAACCCTGTAAGACAACAGCACAAAAAGAAACAATGGGATTCTGAAATACCAAAAGAAGATTATTTCAATGAATTAAAAAGAGTTTCAAAGAATCAAATAATTTGGGGTGGTAATTACTTTCTTGACTACTTAAGAGCAACTCAATGCTTTCTTATTTGGGATAAAAAACAGCCTCACGACTTTAGTTTGGCGATGTGTGAAATGGCATGGACAAGTTTTCAAAGTCCTGCTAAAATTTGGACGCGTTCTGTTCTTGCTGAACAAGGTAAAATACACCCCACCCAAAAGCCAGTCAAACTCTACGAATGGCTACTAACAAACTACGCCAAAGAAGGAGACAAGATACTCGATACACACCTTGGTTCAGGCTCAATTGCCATAGCTTGCCACAATCTAAAGTTCGACCTTACAGGATATGAACTTGATGCAGAGTATTACGAAGCGGCTGTTAAACGATTGGAACAGCATAGAAAACAACTGCAATTATTCTGACCAAATAAAGGAATTTTTCTTATATTTGTCTCGGTCGCTACTGGCAATTGGCGATTCTAAATTAACGTGAGTTATGACAAAAAATATCATTAGTCGAAAAGGAAAAACGAAAGACTTTCTCACGTGGTCTATTCGGGTGTACCAGCACCTCCTTTTCGATTTCTTTAAAAACGTGAGGTATGAGATTTTTAGAAAAAGACCTTGAGGACATCATTTGGGATAATCTATTTTTCCAAGAGGATGTTGAAAATTTGAATAACAGGGGTTTAGAGTGCGTTAATTACACGCCATTTAAATCTAGGCAATTACGAATAGGAAACTATGGTATTTGCGACCTGATTACACTTGAGCGAGGTCATCAAAGTTTACAGGTAAACATATACGAACTGAAAAAAGATGAAGTCAATATAGATGGAATCATTCAGTTGTCAAGATATGTTACTGGATGTAAGCGTTATTTAAGGTCAAGATTTCCAGAGATAGAAATTTTCATAAGACCTATAATAATTGGAAGGTCAATTAATAATGGTGATTGGGTGTACTTGTTCAATTGTTTGTACAGTACTATTTCTCTGTACACGTATGAATACGGAATAGATGGCTTGCAATTCGATTTGCACCATATGAATTATTCATTGATTAATGAAGGATTTGAAAGATGAAAGACCCAGCAGCACTTATGTACATAGATACATGGCTATCTTCTACCGCTGAAATGGATGCAGATTGTAGAGGTTGGTATTTGAATTTAACGCTTCATCAATATGATAAAGGTAGCCTACCTAATGACATTGAAAAACTTGCTCAGCTTGCGGTTGTAAGATTTTCAGAGTTTGAACGATTTAAGCAAGTGTGGGAGCAAGTGCTTAAGCATAAGTTTAAGGTTTGCGAAGATGGTAGGTTGAGAAACGAAAAGGCAAAAGAGATTCTTCGAAAAAGGGAAAAATTTACTGAAAAGCGTTCCAAGAGTGGAAGTGTTGGGGTTATAGTCAAACTTGCCAATACATTAGGGTTTACTAAATCTGAAAAGGATAGGTTGAAAACTGAACTTTACAATGATGAAATCGACATTAAACAAGCAAAAGACAAGCAAATGCTTAAGCAATTGCTCAAGCTATATAGAAATGGAGATGGAGATGAAGATGTAATTGTAGTTAAAGAAGTTAATACTCATAAGTTAAGTAGTTGGATAGATAAAAACGCTAATCGCGTTAACAAGATGAAAGAGCCTTTAACGTTTGAACAATGCACGAAACTCAAGGATGACTTCCATAGCGACTTCATCATTGAGATACTTTTAGCAATGCACAACCACGAACCTTTGCTTTCTAAAAATCGAAGTGCTAATTTGACATTCCGAAATTGGGCTAAACGCGATGAACGTTACAAGAAATGGCGAGAGGCTAAAGGGTTGATTGAAATAACTATGAACACATGAAATCAAAAAAATGTCACAAGTGCGGCAAAACACTTGAAAAAATAGAAACTGGTTTGAAAGTAAGAACAGAGTTTATTAGACCCGATGATTGTTATGATGGTGGTTACAAGTATATTTCATTTTGGGTTTGTAGATGTTGGAGAAATAAAAAAGACAGACAATGAACGACCTGAAAACAGAACAGATAGTCATAGGTAGCATACTCGCAGAACCTACGTTATACCTTGAGGCTACGGATGTCATTGATTCTGAAACCTTTTACAATCCAACGAACCGCGATGTATTCCAAGCTATACACAACCTATTTGACAAAGGTGAGGACGTTACCATATTCACAGTGTCTGACCAAGTTAAAAAGGACACGGGAAAAGATGTAGATTGCTTTCGTTTCATTGAATCTGCCAACGGTGGCAACGGGTTTTTAAAGCATTGTCTAATTCTTAAAGAAAAACAGCTTGCAAGGTTGCAGGGTGCTTTAGCGGTTGAGTTATCGGCTAAATCTTCCGACCCTAAACAAGACCCGTTAGATACAAATGAGTTCCTGTTATCCGAAGCTGAGAAGATTGCAACGTTGACAACACTTAGCAAACCAAAGACCAATAGCGAACTTATCAAATCGGTAACGGATAAGATAGACGCGGCAAGTACATTTAACGGTATTACGGGCGCAAGAACAGGCTTTAAAGAACTTGACAGAATCTACGGTGGTCGGCAAAATACTGACCTAATAATCAAAGCGGGTAGACCTGCAATGGGTAAGACTTCTTTAGCATTGTGTGAAGCTAAATACATGGCATACGAGGACAAGAAAAAGGTGGTGTTCTTTTCGCTTGAAATGGGTGCAGAGCAATTGATGCAAAGGCTTATATCGGTACATACAGGAATACCATTGCAAGACATACGGCAAGGAACTATGTCTCAAGAACAATGGTCGATATATTGGAAGGAGGTGGATGACCTTCGCAGCGATAACCTCGTTATCATTGATGACGTTTACTCACTTAGTGGCATAAAGACAACGGCAAAGAAGCTAAAGATGCGCGGAAATTGTGATGCCATTTACATTGACTACCTGCAACTTATTGAACATCGTTTAGGTGGTCGGTCTAAAGAGAATGAGGTTAGCGAAATTTCACGCGGTCTAAAGATGCTGGCTAAACAATTAGACGTTCCGATAGTGGCACTTTCACAACTTAGCAGGGCTGTTGAATCACGCGGAGGTGATAAGAAGCCTATGCTTTCAGACCTACGTGATAGCGGTGCAATAGAACAGGATGCTGACATTGTGGAGTTCGTTTACCGTCCTGAGTATTACAATCCTGACCAACCTGAATTTGCTAACAAGGCTTACGTGATAATATCGAAGAACCGTAACGGTAGCTGCAAGGATGTTGAGTTCTACTTCAATAAGGAGTGCACGAGGTTTGAGAACCCAAGAGATGACTATAAACCGCAATACACTAACTACCATGAGCCAAATGACGACGACCCTTTTTAAATTGCTTGACTTGGGAGAAAAGGCATCTAATGAAGTATGCAATAACCCAACGAAAACGAACTGCAATAAACTAGAACAGATAACAAAGTTGACACAGGATGAAATTCAACGGATAAAAAATTTGCGTAATTGAGAAACGCTTTATACATTGCACTAAAATTAATGACATGAAAAAGAAAGTAACAAAAGCAGAAGTTGAACGGGTGCTGAACATTTACATATGCAATTCACAACGGGTTGACAACATCCTAAACGAACTGTTCCCTAGTTTCAAAATTGGGGATTATTTCGTTTGTCCTGAGAGACCAATAAATCCTGATTTACGTAATTATGGATGGGATAAGCAAATGGATCTACTAGTTGGTAGTGTCATGAAGGTTGGTGGCTTTGATGGTGACCTTGCTATTGAAGATGAAGAGCATGAATATAGTTGGGCTGTTGAATGGGTACGCCACGCCACGCCCGAAGAGATAGCTGCTGCTGAGTGGGAAGAGGGAAAACCTTATAAGGTGATACACGCAAACGATGAGGAAGTATGTATTTCATCTAATAAAGTTGGTTCCTTTTACAAAAATGGAAGGTTTCAAGGTGATACGTTTAAACACGACAAATACGAAAAGCTATGAAACACAAACTGAAACACTTGGCTAAATTCTGCTGCAAGCCAGCAAACGAATTAGAAATTGAGAGAGATGAAAGGAATAATAAGAGGTTTAGCAAATATTTTCGGGGTGACCGATGATATTATAAAAGAAGAGAGAACTAAAATTGGCTTCAAGCTAAGAGATCACTCATACTGGTATAACGGTGGATTGAAAGTTCACGGTAGTAAACCTGACGTTAGGGCACTCTTATGGA